GGAGAATTTCTCTGATCGGCTATTGTACTGCTACGAAACTCCGACACCAATGTTTGGAGATCTTGGCTGTGGGAAGACCAATGATAGAGGAATTGTGATTGTTGATATAGATCCGGAATTTTCGGAAACAATAAATTCCGGAATTGAATACCAGGTATTTCTACAGAAGGAAGGAGATGGTGATATATGGGTAGCGGAAAAGGAAGAAAGTTATTTTACAGTCAGGGGGACACCGAATTTAAAGTTTTCATGGGAGGTTAAGTGTATCCAGAAAAGCTTTGAACACTTGCGACTAGACGAGAAAGAAGTACAGGAAGCAGCGCAGAAAGATGCCAGAGATGCCCAGAAGGACTATAACATTATTATCGACACGATTGTCGAAGACTACGACAAAGAAATGGAGGAATTGATCAATGAAAGTAATTAAGATTATCAGCATCATCAATCAGGGTGGAGAATATTCCATTACTACTACTTATAACGAGGTAGATGACAATGGTGCTATTGTAAAAAGAAATGTAAAAGCACCAACATTTTATGCTGTAGGTGATATGCTTAATCACGTAAAAGCAATAGAAGATCAGACAAAAGAACGAATTTGAGGACAATATATGGAGAGAATCAGAGCGGAGCCGTGAGGCTCTATTTATTTTACTTAAAATTGCGCCGGCGCAACCGGAGAAAGTGTGAAAAAGTGAAAGAAATACTCATGCAGACATATACTATTGTATTACCGGCCCTGTTGGGATATATTGTATGGCTTTTGAAGAATCAGAAAAAAGACAGGGATGCCAACAGTAAAGGTACAATGCTCCTGCTCCGTACACAGCTGATCGAGTATCATGCGAAATATATGCAGCTGGGTGACATCCCATCATATGCATATCAGAATTTCTGTGAGATGTATGATGCATATCATGCACTGGGCGGGAACGGGATGGTAACAAAAATGAAACAGGAAATTGAAGAATTGCATATCAAGCGAAAAGGAGAATGAATATGGATATTAACGTAATGATGCAGTATGTAACCTATGGACTGGCACTGATCGGAGTGCTTGCATTTCTGGTGTCGATCATCGTGCAGGTAATCAAGGAAATGCCGGGACTCAATAAGATTCCAACAAGTATCGTGGCACTGGTCACATCGCTGATCCTGTGCCCGGTAGCTTTGATCATCTTATGTACATATTATAAGATGGTAATCACCTGGTATTATATATTTGCTTCTTTTATTGCCGCATTCGTAGTTTATTTAGTGGCAACAGGCGGTTGGGA